TTTACCATCAATAGTAGCAACAACTTCTTCGCCGGCATTAGTAGTAATAATATTACCTTGCCAATTGTCAAACTCCAACGATTCAAATTCACTGTAGTTAGGTTTTACTAGCCAAGCACCTTCGTAGAACCACTGATTTTCTTTAGGATCAACAATTACTTTACAATTAAATGTATTAATATGTTTAATAATTTCTCTTGCTTCATCTAATACACCTTTGTTGTAGTCACTTAGTATAACATAATCGTATTGAGAAAAATTAGTTTCTTGTACTCGTTTTAAAACTTCTGTTCCATTTGCTTGTGCGTCATCATCGATACGTGTAATGTAATGCCCGTCGCAGATTATTCTAGTTTTGACACTAACTTCTCCAGGTGTTTCGAACATGTCAACGTTAACACCTAAACTTTTTAAGTTTTCGTATACAAGTCCTGCGCCACCTCTTGTTTCTTTTTCTTCAATATAAGTTATTACAGGCACAGGCGCTTCAGGACTGATACGTGTAGAGGTACCATAAATATATTTGTCGATTATTACATCGCCTATTACTAATACGTTATTCATTTATTAACCTTTTATATATTGGGTATTGTCTGGCAAGTCTTTTGCCATTTGATCAAATTGTTTAATATGATTGATATAAGATGTATCAGCTAACACGTTAGTTGAATTAAATTCAATTTCTTGCCTTGCTATTTCATCTGATAATTGTCCTGTACCTGCTAGTACATAACTCCATAACGGCCAACCCGCAGAACCTTCTTGTTTAGGAAACAATGATGTGTTTGGTACACGATGTTTACAAACACCTCTTATATGCTCAACAAACGGTGTTATAGTAGCACCGCTATTAATATACTTCCAAAACTCTGTATCGTTTCTTCCACATGTATAGTGTGCTACAAGAAAATCTTTCATGTTATCGTATAAGTTGCCGTTTACTTTGTTGTAATTTTCTACTTGTCCTGGATTACATGTTTCTTCAGCAGTTGCTCCTAAGCAACTAAAAATAAAATGTTTTAACTGCATAATAGTAGTATGAATACTAGTTGCTTCGAGAGGTTCAGCAAATGCCGCACATAGTCCTACTGATAATACATTCTTAATCCAAACGTCTTCTTGTCTACCACTATCAAACTTTAGTAGTCTAATTGGATCAACTTTACGTCCGATTGTTTGTTCAAGTTCAGCGTGTGCTTGATCCGGTGTAACAAAGTCATCACAGAATACATAGCCACATCCGCGACGTTCTTTTGTTGGAATTTGCCAGCACCATCCATTATTTTGTGCCCAGGCGTTAGTAACAGGTTCAATCTTTTCATCGTCTTCATACGGTAATAAAAACGGTAATGCGCTATTTACAGGCAAGTTTTCTTTGTAACTTTTCCATTTACCGCCTACTGCTTTCATTAGAACTTGATTAAATCCACTTGCGTCAATAAACATATCACCCTTTACTGTATCACCGTTACTTAACTTTACTGACGATACAAATCCTAAATGACTGTCGATATTAACATGCTCAACTTCGCTATCAATGTGTGTTACTGTACTACAAATCTTCTTAAAATACTGTCCAACTTTATGGGCATCAAAATGATAAGCATGGTTTCCTTCTTGCTCTACAAAACTATTTTTATTATGATGAATTTTATAACCAAGCTCAGTAGCAATGTGTAATAAGTCCTGCTCTCTATATCCTAAAGCATGTTGGAATACAATATCGGCCATATCATTACTAGTAGGAGTACCATCAATTGGTCCAATATAAGACTTAGTTTTGTCTGGTCCCCACCCAATATGTTTGATACCTAGTTTAATTGTAGCATCACACTCTTTAATAAAATCTTGCTCATTACAACCTAAGTTCCACATAATATTTTGTACAACATTAGTAAGTGATCCTGTTGATCCTTCACCTGCTCCAATAATACCAATCTTTGAACTTTCAATACATGTAACGCTATGTTCAGGTCTAATTTTTGAAACCATTAGTGCCGCAAGCCATCCGGCTGTACCGCCACCGACAACTACAATTTTCATTGTAACTTATCTCCTCCTGTACGACCACGATGCCACCAGTCACAACCTAAGTTAGTAGATTCGATAGCATCAGTATGAGGTATACTTGAACGAACACGTACTTCTTCGGCCATATGAAACTCTCTCATCATAAATTCAGTTTCCATAGGATTTAAATAGTTTAGATCTTTATTAACAGGATATCCCATTTGTATTAGCCATAAATGCCAGTTAGGTGGATGAAATAATGTTTTAGACATTACGCTTGTATAAAATTTTCTATTTGGATCTTTCAACCATGCTTCATAATAAAGATGTTTTTCAGATTTTACATGTGTTTCTTTAACAAAATTCCAAAAAGGTGTGTCCCATTTAGTGTCAGCATAATGACTGTTAATAAAGTCAACAGCATCTTCATACCAGTATATCATTTCTTGGTTATACCCATGAACATCAGCTTCTGAGTAAGCATTGTGAGAGATACGTGCTAATAACTTTTCAAAACCTGTTGTCATACTAGCAAGTCCAGTTGACTCTAGTGGTTCGATAAATCCACCACTTAGTCCAATTGAAACTACATTATTCTCCCAAAAGTTTTTACTATAGTAAGGAACCCAATCAATAACTTTCAAGTCTTCCGGTTTAATTCTTCCGTTCCAGTGATCGCAAAAATATTGTTTCGCTGTATCAATATCTGTAATATCTTTATTAAATACCATGCCACTTCCAAAGCGTGTTTGTGTAGGAATTTTCCAAATCCAGCCATGATCAACAGCAGGACAATCTACATATGGAACACGTTCTTCTTCAATATTTTCATAAGGTACATGACCAGCTACAGCACAATTTGTAAACAATCTACCTTCACCTAACAGTTCTACACGATCAGAATCTTTTAAAATTGAAGCAAAGCCTGTACAATCAACAAATAAATCCGAACTGTGTACGTGTCCGTTTTTAAGTTCAACACTTGTTACATTACCAGATGAATCTCTATTAACACCAACTACGTCACTTTTAATTACATTTACATTTCCATGACAAAACTTTTGTAGTTGTGTTACTAATTTTCCAGCATCAATGTGATATGCTAGTGTTTCAAATGATCCCCACATGTCTACTTTGTTGTTCATTACAGTATTATAAGTGGGTAATGCTGATGTTTTAAAATCTGTATGTTGTTTATTGTGCGCCCATATATCGTATTGTGTACATTGCTTATCAAAGTAACTTCTATTTAAATAAAACGGATGCCAAACACTGCCCTTAGGATCTCTCCAACCAGGAAAATTAATACCTGTTTTATATGTTGTATCAATATTTGGAAACCAATCAGTTAGTTGTAATCCGCACTCTCTTAAAAAATGTGGAAACGTAAGTACTGTTGCTTCACCAACTCCAATAGGATTACCTACTTCTTTATCAATAACTGTTAGTTCAAGATCCCATTTGTTATTCATAAGATATGCCGCACCTAACCAAGCCGCTGATCCACCACCTACAATAGTAATATTCTTAATTTGTTTCATTTTCTAAATATCCAATTAAGTTAAACACTGTTTCCAGTTTAGTTTGATTTGTTTTGCTTTGTAATGTATTACGTAATCCTACATGTAAGGGTTTTGGCCATTTACCAAAACTTACCCATGAATACCCATTGTGTTCTTCATTTAATATTGGTAGGAATTCTTCATTTACAACAACCAAGTATGTATGAAAACTAAACTTTTCGTCTGTACTAATAAATGTTTCTAGAGGAATAGTTTTAGTAATGCTAGGAAGAAAGCCTAGTTCTTCCTCAATTTCTCTTTGTAGCGCAGGCCACGGAAGTTCATCCTTGCCGTTTGTCCCGCCGACTAAGCCCCATACATTTTTCTGTTTACTTTGTGCTCTATGTAATAACAAAAACCGTTTAGTTTTTAATGAATAAAAGAGAGCACCACTACAAATTATCTCTTGGTTCATGCAATTAGTTATGCTATTTGGTGATACGCCAAGAGCCTTTTCGGTATTCGCCCTCGAATGAAAGTATCCATTCTGTACCAGTCCATTTATACTGTACACCAGTATTTAGGTTGGTTATGTAAACTGTAGAAGTATTTGTGTAAGTACTAGCATCAAATACTATATTCCAATCATTACCGTCCCATTCAATAATATCGTTTTCACTAGCATGGAAATCAATATTACTTGACCCTTTCCATGCGTCTGGACCGTCTTCATTACCAGTGTCACCGATTGAATCTAATAGTAGTAATCTCAATCCTGCTGTTTTAGCACCTGTTGGATTATATTTTTTAGGATCGATGATAAAATCTACACTACCTTCATTACCTCTTCCTGCTGGAGAATTTAAATTAGTATTTGTAGGAATTGTATCTTCGTCCCAAGTAATAACAAGTTGTGTTTCGTCTAGAGGATTAATTGTAATAGTTCCGTTAACACTTCCTGCTGTTGATGCTTCACCCGGAAGTACAGTACGCTTTAATTGTAATTGACTTAATCCAGCAACATAATCTTGTGGACGATCTTCAAAGTAATCAGTCCATAATGCTGTACCAATTGAACCTTTGTTCATTAATTGTGCTACATTGTTAAGAACATTAAGATCATAGTTTTCGTAACCACGTACTACCATATTAAGATCAAGTCCGCCTTTTTCTAAATCAGTAGTAGGAAGTACAGTGCCACTGTATGCTGTTAGCTCTGGTGTAGACTCTCCAAGGTTAATTGTACCTTTTGATTCGTCAAAAATACTCATTACAACATTTGTAATAATACCAAGTTTTTTAACTTTAGCAGGCATGTTAATGTATATAGGTGTTGTAAAACTAAGTTGTGCGATATCAATTTCTGATTCTGTACCAATAGGAATACTTCTACTACTAAAACTTGTTCCTGTTAGTTCTACACTAGTTAAACTACTCCAATCAATATAGTTATCTGTAGTTTGTATTTCTAAACTAGGATTAAACAACATTAATAGTTGCTCCATAATTTGTAACTTTTGATCTGTATTAGTTGACCAAATATCTACATTAACACTTAATGTATAAGGACTAGGCATAATACGTTCTACTGTATAGTTCTTACCTTGCGTATTTAAGTATTCGTTGTTGTCTTCGTCGTATGCTCGTTCTCTAATATGAACTTTACTAGTAAATGAACTGTCTGATGTACGTGTTCTATCTTGTTCTAATCCGGTAATATAAACTGCCATGCGAGGCGCACTAGGTATTTTATTCTCTGAATTATCTCTAAGGATGTGTCCAACTTGACGAGTAATGTCTCCATACATAACAGGTACTTGTGTTATTTTACCGTCACCGTCTTTATATGAGAAGTTGCTAAACAGTCTTACTAACTGTGTAACATAACGTCTAATTTGTCCATCATAAAAATGTTGCATTAATTATCTGCCTTTGGTTTAAGTGCTTGTGAAATACCTTGACGTTCTGGAACAACCTCGCCACTAATTGTACTAGTGTTAGTATTATTAACAAATGTACCTTTTTGTGTTTGTTTTGTAGTTGTATTTGAAAGGTCTTGACGTTCAACTGTTTCCATTTTGACCCACCTTTGGCTATCATATCTAAATAATCTATTAGGCATCATGTCAACACGTAAAAAATAGTCACCTTTTACACTATCTGTAGGAAAAGAAATACCGCTACCAAATGTTTCTCCGTTTGGTGCTAATCCGTCTCCTAATAAATATCCGTCATAGCCATTACGGTCTGGTGTTTGATTAACTCTACTAGCATCTAATTGACCACTTTCAATACTAGCATCAATGTCAGTTTGATCAGTTCTTACAAGTTCTGCTTTTCCATTGTCATCAGTTTGTAGTGTGTAGAAACTACTAGTATCATAACCTGATTTAGGTGCGTCTGCTTCTGCTTGTTGAATAATAGCATTATTAACTTGCATTTCTGTTTCGTATGTACTAAGCACATCGCGTAATGTTTGTGTACTACCTTCTTCTGCTGGTAAATCAAGTATTTCTTTAAATTCTTGCGAGTCAACAATTTGTTTCATTTTTACACGATACAAATGTGGATACCAAGTAGGTGAAAATCCTTCACTTGCTCTGTTTACATCTTCAACTACATAATAACGCTTTAATGCTACACTAAAGTCATTAAGAGCATTTTCGTCTTTTAAATGCGGAAGTTCAATTACATCTCCGGACATAATTTTACGTCCTAATGTTCTAACACTATAATTAATAGGAATTGTCATAAAGATAATATCATTTTGTAAAAACAGTCCAAATTGACTCATATCAAAGTCTACATCTGAAACATTATAAATGCCACGCATTGTATAAATGTCTGGATCGTATTTACGATCTCTGTTTTCCATAAACAGCATATCTTGTATGTTTGTTTCTTTTACAGCATCGTACTGTGGCTGATCAGCCGTAGCAGTAGCATCATCAGGATTTTTAGGTCCTAAATACTTGTGAACGAAGACATCCGTTCCTCCAACTGTAAACATTTCTGTTATAGTCTTATCAAGGAAGGAATAATCTTTTCCCTTTTCGGGTTTGTATAAACTCAATCTCGGCATAGTAATAGTATTTATGTGATGATAAATACTATAGCGGAGAAGAACAAACATGGCCAGTAATATTCAGACAAAAAGACAAGAAGTGTACAAATATATAGAGTTAAATCTAGGCGGAGGCATGATTGATGTCGAACTAGACCCAGAACACTATGAAAGCGCACTTGATACAGCATTAACAAAATTTAGACAGCGTAGTGATAATGCTGTAGAAGAATCATATATATTTCTTCCTACAGTGATTGATCAAAACGATTACATTCTTCCAAATGAAATAATGGAAGTACGTCAAATATTTCGTAGATCAATTGGGTCACGCACAGGTGGCGGCGATGGCGGCACGTTGTTTGAACCATTCAATCTAGCATACACAAATACTTACTTGTTAGCAAGTAGTAACATGGGTGGCCTAGCAACTTATAATGCGTTTGCTGGCTTCCAAGAACTAGTAGGACGTATGTTTGGTTCTTTTATTGAATTTAAATGGAATAGATCAAATAAAAAACTTACAGTATTACAACGTCCAAGAGCAGAAGAAGAATTACTACTTTATGTTTACAATTATAGACCCGACTTTGAATTATTAGAAGACTACATGGCTATACAATGGATCAAAGATTATGCTTTGGCAAAAAGTAAATATATGCTAGGCGAAGCACGTAGTAAGTTTTCTACTATTGCTGGACCACAAGGTGGAACTTCTATGAACGGTGATGCCCTAAAAGCAGAAGCACAATCCGAACTAGAAAAACTTGAAATGGACATTCAAATGGCTGTACCAGGCGGTACAGGCTACGGCTTCACAATCGGCTAAAATAACACTTGACTTCCGATAAATTATAATGTATAATAACATTATAAATTAAGGAATCAGTATGATTATTGGAATATGTGGACTTATTAGTTGCGGTAAAGGTACAGTAGCAGATATATTAGTCGACGATCACAACTTTGAAAAGATTAGTTTTGCGGACAAACTTAAAGATGCTGTATCTTTAATGTTTGATTGGCCACGTGATATGCTT